ATTGCTCGTTTCTCTGCCATTTCCATTACGTACCAAGTATTTGTATTACCATCTTTAAATCCTGCACCTTTAAGTGCTGAACCAAAAGTCTGTATTGCAGTACCTTCTTTTCTTGCATTTGCTTTAACTACACAAAAGTCTTTCTCACAATTAATAACATCATAGTCAATATGTATGCTTTCAAGTGCTTGTATCTTATCAATACCACTACGTGTAATAATAATGTAGTGCTGATGCTTAAAGACATCATCTTTAGTTAGATTGTACTTAATGTACTTTTCCTTCAAAATCTCTGTTTTCATTTTTCGTTTATGTATTTAGTTAATTGTTGTTTTATATATTTTAATTGTTCTTCATGAATCCATTCTATAAAGTTGTAAGAGTCAAAACAAATTTGAAAGTCATTACCATATTCATCTGTTCCTCTTAAATAAACTTCATTTTCGTGTGCTTGGAATGTATTAATATCATTCATTCTTTTATGTATTAGTTCTGACATTATCTTAAATTTATAATTAATACTTTGCTATTTCGTTCTAAATATAATTGATTTAGTTCCTTTAGCTTTTTATTTACCCTAACATTATAATCTGCATTGTAATGAAATGAACCAACAGGGTCTGCACATAAGTCATAAGCTTCATCTAAATTTAAACCTGTATTTTCTATATAATCATCTAGTGCTTTATCAATTTGTTCTTCTGTACCATACATCCTAATCTTAGTGCTAACCTGTTTTATATCATTACTAAAGGATTGAGTTAAACTATCCCAATTAATTTCAGTCTTGAATTTACCATTGTCATAGAAATGGAAGTCTGTTGCCATTAATTCCATTGTAGTACGATATTAGTTATCCATATAATTAAAGTTACAGCAGCTACACCAACTATAATATCTGATATAAAGTTATATCTTTTTGTTTCTTCGTGCTTTATTGAGCTGATTGCATAATCAGACATTAGGTTCTTAGTGAAAAATCTTTTTGTTTCTTCTGAGTTAAAGATATGTTCTTGTCTTGTTGTACGATTGATTACTCGAAATTTTGTCATCTTAGTTTTTGTTTTAGTTATTAAAATTGTTGTATTATAAATGCTTCGTTGCCTAATTCTATCACTTGTGTGTAATCCATTATTGAATCAATGTCAGGATAATCCTCGTGGTCATAATCCATATGAAATTCTGCAATGTTATCATATTCTGAATATTCACAACATAAAGCTATTGGGTCAAACTCAATGCTTTCCCCTGTACTTTCTTCGTATTCTTCTAGGTAATCAAATAACCCTTGTAAACCTACTCTGCTAAAGTTATTTGGTCTGTTCTGTTCAAACCATCTGCTGAACTCGTAAAAATTAATAGTTTTTTTCATCTTAGTTTTAGTTTTAATTAATAATTTGATATGACAAGNNTTTTGAATTAACAAAGTTTTAAACTAACTTTTTAACAAAAATAGTCATTTATATCTAGTAAATTAATATAAAAAAACATAAAAATTATAAGGGCATTAACAGATTTAGAGGTGTTTTTCCGTTATTTAAGACTATTGCACAACCAACTGCAGGACGTTTTCCATACTTTGCATAAGCCATTGCGTATGCTTTGTGATTAATTCCACAGCCAACCTGAGTTCCAAAGACTCTGAACTTTTTACCAACATAATGCTCTGTATAACATTGAGTATGTAGGTGTCCTTGTACGGTATTCATCATATCAGCACGACATTTAGTCCTAGCAGTACCACCTTCTCCGTGTATATATTGAACTCCATCTACTTCATATCTTTCTACAAAGTTCCAATCAGGAGTTTCCAATACTTCTTTATAAGACTTAATCCATTTACTAGGTATTGAGCTAGTCTGTGCCTTACGCATAATGATTCTGTCATGGTTTCCTATGATAACAGTAGCTTTAGGAAAAGCATTTCTCCATCTTGCAATACGTTTAATAGCAAATTCTAATTCATCAGCACCACCCATTCCATCTGCTGAGGTTTCGTGGTAGCTAGAAAAGTGATTATCTATAACGTCTCCAATGAAGACTACTTCAGTACATTTATAAGCATAGTATTGTTCTATGCACCAATCAAGGTAGCCGTCTAAACAGAATGGTTCGTGTAAGTCTCCTATAACTAATACGTTACGATTTTCAGACTCTCTCATTTTCTGTAAAGCGACTATCTCGTGTGGTTTTAATCTATAACGATTATTTCTTTGACTTTCCAAAATCTGCGAATGATTGTCCTCCTAACATAGCGATTAATGACCACCAAATTTTAGATACTGATTCTTCATCTACATTTAAAGCATTTGCAATTAAAGGAATAACAATAGATGCTAGCCCTAACCATACCTTCTTAGATGTAAGAAGTTGTGTAATAATGTAATTTTTCATTTTATTTATTTTTAATTATTAATTTAATATTTTCTCCCCCCAAATATATAATTTCTTGCATAAGTAAATCCATAGCCAAAGATGAATTACTAACAAAGTCTTGTTGACGTTTTTGTCCTACTAGAATACAACCCCTTGAATCTTCTGCTTTATTGCCTTTGTGGAATAATATATAGTCTCTATTAGGAACGTCTTGTATTAATAGGTGTAAATAGTCTCTTGTACCACTTTCTCTAGGATATCTAAACCTTACATTATATTCTCC